CCGATGATTATAGGAAGTAGAAACAACCAGAATTGACCGAGAATCTATCAAAAAAAACAGTGGAAAATGCGAAAAAAAACGCACTTTCCTTTATTCTTTTCTTGACTATTGGTAACCAATATAGTATAATAAAGACAGTTAAGAAAGGAGCGAAATAAAATGACAAGAGCAGAAGCAATAAAAAAGGTTTGGGATTTGGTAACAGAGGACAAAATAAGAGAAGCAGAAGAAGTTGCACGTAAATATAACGTGTGTATGAACTTTGGTGAAAACTATATAGCTGTCGAAGACGATGTGTTTTATTTTTAGGGAGGAAAAGGACATGAAGAAAATCGAGGAGATCAGGAAAAATCTTGTAGAAGCAGGATTCTACAGAAAAGAGGACATTGAAAAAATTTGTGAAATTGAAAAAGCGTATCTTGAAGAGTGCCGGGATATTGCAGAACAGTGTGAAGCGGAAGGATATCCGGCGCACGGTAGTAACTACGACCTTAGATGCGCCGAAGCTCGTAAATGCTATAACGAGCAATTGGAAGCCATTGACGGCAAATATGAAGAGGAGGAATAGAAGACATGGCAGTAACAAGAACATGGAAAGTATACGGAGAAGAGGGGCACAGACAGAGAGAAAGCTTTTGTGGTTCTCAGAAATATGATTTTTCAGAAAATGGAAAGGTCAGGATTTTGGAAATTCTCAATTCTGATCAGACCGGAACAAACGACTATTCGATTGTACGGATCACAAGACAAACAGCGGAAGAGTGCCAGGAAGAGCTTGACGGTCAGCTGTCAGACGGAATTTTTGAAAATTCAAGATTCGGTAAAATTGAAGAAATCATTTAAGGAGTTGCTAAATGTTAGAAGTAGAAAGAAACATTATATTCAATAAAGCCGGTGGAAATGCCGGAAAAACTTCATATAGTTACAAATTATCACTTCCGGCAGACGCTATCGAAGCATTAGGAGCAACACCGGAAGACAGGGGCGTGATAATGAGGATAGAAGAGGGGAAAATAATTATAGAAAAAGCATAAAAATGATTGACTATTGGTAACCAATATGCTATAATAAAGACAGTTAAGAGATGAACACAAAACAGGAGGTAAGAAAGATGAATGATACAGTAAAGAGAGCATACGAATTAAACAAAGAGGAAGCAGATTTTGAAATGGGCTATATTCCGGATGTAGAAGTTGGCGAAACTGTAGAAATCAATGACATTTGGGACGGAAACGGCGAAAATCCGACAGAAAGAGAGGATTACTCAATCAGTTACAAAGTAACTGATGATGATTGGATCAATTATTGCTTCGAAATTGTAGAAAAGAAAGAAAACGAGCTTGATACACTGGTAAGAGTTACAGAAATCGAAATGCTGTAGGAGGAAAGTATGAATCTTGCTATGGAATATATCGGACTGGAGAATTTAGAAGATCTGGCGCTGGAATATCATAGACCGGCGCCAGCTATTTATATTTATGTCGGTCTGGATGGAGATATAAAAAGTATTGTAAAAAATGCAGACAGGATAGAATTCAACAGTAAATACAAGCTTATGGATTATTATTCAGGCCTTGTATCTATGCAGAAACCTATAAAAAGTAAATTGATTCTAAGTAATAACTGGTGTACATTCTGGTGCAGAAATGTGGAAAAATTAAAGGATTCGGATATTGGCGAATACTTTGAAGCTGCCGGACTTCCAGAGAAATATTCTTGGTATGCAGATTTTATAAAAAATAGTATTAGGACGGTAGAAAAGAAAAATGCAGAAGTCGTAAAGTTTTTCTTGATGGAATCGGCGAAACTGTACCGGGAATTAGGTCTTAAAAACTGGATGGAGAAATCAAACAGTAAAACGGGAATTCCGAAGAGATACAAAGGTTTGGGATATCCGCTTGGATGCTCGAATAATTCAAAAAAGCCTTATATATTTAGCCCGATACATCTTGTCACAGATGAAAAAGCGTTACAAGTCAAATTATTTTATGATATTCTAAAAGGGTTAAGACGTAGAGGATATGGTATATTATACGTTTCTGAAAGCAAATTTATACCGCTAAAACGTGGGCAACTTCCAGAATGTGAGATTATCGGTGGTAAAGTAATAGCATTCGAGATGGACAACGGAAACGCATATATAACGCATATAGATTCCGTGGTACATTATACGCCGTGTATTTAAATAGCAGCTTGACAAATCGGAAAAAAATGATAAAATAAAATTGTATTTTCAAAACAGTAACAAAAGTTGTTTGAAAATGTATTTATGTTTTATATTATAAACAGTAACATAAGATGTAAAAAAAGGTAAAAGCGGTCATTTCTGACTGCTTTTTTATTTACAAAAAAATATGTGAGTACTACTTTTATACACCTTTCACGGTAAAATATATAAAAAGACCGTGGGAGGTGTATTTTTTGTACCGTGATTGGTATACCAGATGACAACCATGTTGTAGACATGTGGGATACCCAGGTTAGGTTAGGTAAGGATAGTATAGGTAAGGGTAGTACAAATAATAATATGGGGAAAAATAGGCTGGTGATTATATGGCTAAATTAAACGGCATAGCAAGAAAGTTACAGAAAGCAATATTACGAAAAGGTCTGGTTATCCGCATGGGAACAAGCCAGTTCTATTCCGTAGAACAGAAAAGACTCATTACCGTATACATATTATCCACAAGGATAATGGAGCGGAAGAAGAATGGGGAATGGAAAGATACAGATCTGGAAATCTTACGGACTGCATCGCTGTTGGAGATTGTGAATTGTTTGAATGATATATGGAAAACGGTAAAGGAGCAGGAACATGATATTGAACCGAATACCTGTCGTTGTTAATGGTGAAGCCTATTTTGAAAAAGGCAGAGTAGACTTAGAGGATTTAAAAGTTATAAAATGTTGCCAAGATACCGGGAAATGCAGAGTAATAAATGAGGGGTTTAGAGTTCTTGATAAAAAATGGGAATGCAAGTCAGGGCAAATATATCTTTCACCAAAAGAAATTCCGGAAGATGATTTTAGAATGATCATAATGAGACTGAATATAGTTGGGGAAAACAAATATGATGTTTCTGAACCGGTATTGATGATTCATTCTGATGTGGTGAGAGAATGCTTTATGGATGTGGAAGAGGGTGGTTAGGTGACAAATATAGATAACCTTAACCCGATGCAAAAAGCATTTTGCGATGAATATTTGAAATGTGGGAACAAAGCAAAAGCAGCAAGAGAAGCCGGGTACAGTGCTAAAACAGCATCAGCTACCGCTGTTAGACTGTTAAAGAATGTTAAAATTCAGAAATATATAGCAGAACGGCAGAAACAAATCGAAGATGCCAGAATCGCAGACGTTGCCGAAGTTATGCGTTTTCTAACATCTGTAATGCGTGGAGAGGTAAAGGACCAGTTCGACCTGGATGCACCACTGTCGGAACGAACAAACGCAGCGAAAGAGATCCTGAAGCGTAACATGGACAACCGCCGGATGGATATTGAGCTTACAAAGCTAGAAGCAGCATACAAGGATAACACAGCGGAAGAAGTAAAGGATAACTTCATGGATGCTCTGAACGCTACAGCTTGCGAGGTGTGGACGGATGACGAATAGCATAGATCAGCGTATCGAGAATGTACGCAAGGGAATTATGAAACGTGCATCTGCCATGAAAGAAAAGGTTAAGAAGCAAGGGTTCGCTTTCAAACCGTTCTCTGTTAAGCAGAAGCAAGTCCTGACCTGGTGGTGTCCGAATAGTCCAGTCAAGGACAAGGACGGTATTATTGCGGACGGGGCGATCAGAAGCGGAAAAACGCTGTGCATGTCATTGTCTTACGTCCTGTGGGCAATGGAATCATTCAACCAACAGAATTTTGGTATGGCTGGAAAGACGATAGGCTCATTCAGGCGAAATGTATTATTCTGGCTGAAAATGATGCTTGTAAGCCGAGGGTATTCGGTAGTAGACCACAGATCGGACAATCTGATTGTAGTAAGCAAGGGAACGACAACCAATTACTTTTACATATTTGGTGGAAAAGATGAACGATCACAGGATCTGATACAGGGAATAACGCTTGCCGGGATGTTCTTCGATGAAGTTGCGCTGATGCCAGAATCGTTCGTAAATCAGGCGACGGGACGTTGTTCCGTGACGGGTTCTAAATTCTGGTTCAACTGCAATCCGGACAACCCACGACACTGGTTCAAGGTCAATTGGGTGGATAAATGCAAGGAAAAGAATATTATATATCTTCATTTCACAATGGACGACAACCTTTCCCTTTCAGAGAAGATCAAGGAAAGATACCGCAGCATGTATGTAGGCGTGTTCTTTAAACGCTATATCTTAGGACTGTGGTGCGTTGCAGAAGGACTTGTCTACTCCATGTTTTCCGAAGAACGGCACGTGAAGAAAGAACACATGACCGGCGCGCTGACTTATGTCGTATCTGTCGACTACGGAACGGTCAATCCGTTTTCGGCTGGATTATGGGCGTTCGATGGATGGCACTCGCAGAGAGAAGCAGAAGTCTACTACAACAGTAGAGAAGTCGGAAAACGTGTGGATGATGAAGAATATTACAAGATGCTGAAAAAGCTGATTGGGAACAGACGTGTCGAATGTATTATTGTCGATCCGTCTGCCGCTTCATTTATCGAGGTCATAAAGAAATACAATGAATACAGTGTAATGGGCGCGAACAATGATGTTCTTGACGGGATACGGGTAGTAACCACGATGCTGAACAAGGACATGATAAGCGTACATGAGGACTGCCAGGACAACATAAAAGAGTATGGTCTGTACGTGTGGGATGAAGAAAAGGGTGATGATGTTGTTATCAAAGAAAACGACCACAGTATGGATGATACAAGATATTACTGCTACACATTTTTAAGACGTAGATTAAGGTGGAGATATTAAGCATGGGAATTATAGCATGGGCAAGGACGGTGATTAACAGATTGCTTAGAAAAGATGCAAAGGACATTTTTAAAACAGATGTGCAACTTTCGTCCGCAATGGAAACGGCGATAGCGACATTTTACAACATTACAAGCGGAAATCCTCCGTGGAAAGACCGAGAAGACGAAGTGGACACGATCAACTTTGCCGGATACATCGATGATGTTACCGCCGGACTTGTGACGCTTGATTTGGATATCCAGATTGACGGACAGGGCAGAGCGGAGTTACTGAAAGAACAGGCTGATTATGTGCTAAAAGTAATCAGTGACAAGGTATCCGAGGGATTAGGCAATGCCGGTATCATGTTCAAACCAAACGGTGAAAATATTGATTATGTAGAAGCTGGCAACTTCGCACCGACAGCAGCAGACAGCAACGGCGATATAAAAGGCTGTGTGTTCCGTACAACCTTAGACCGAAACGGATATAGATACACGCGCTATGAGTGGCAGAGGTACGAGGGTGAATTGTACCGGATCACGAACGTAGCATACAAAAAAAGAATCGGAAGCACTGGCGTAGCAACTGGAATCGGCAGACCGTGTGACCTTGCAGAAGTAGAGGAATGGGCGGAGCTTGAGCCGGATGTGTATATTGCCAATGTAGAAAAACCGCTGTTTTCGCTCTTTAAGAACCCGGCACCGAACAGAATTGACCGTGAAAGTGCATTAGGTGTTCCGATCTGGTGTAACTGCATCAAGGAATTAAAGGATCTTGATATCGCATGGAGCAGAAAAGGGACAGAGACAGAGGATAGCAAGCACGTTACTTATCTTCCTTACAGTGCTATAAGGTATGCGAAAGATAACAAAGTAAAGCTTCCACGAACGCTCAAGGGTGTGGAAATGGGCGTAGGTGTGAACGATGAAAACATGATTCATGAACACGTTGCCACCTTATTAACAGAACAGAGAATCAAAGATATCAATTCGATTCTTGCAATGATTTCTACAAAATGCGGATTCTCTCAGGGATTTTTCCAGTTGGATGAAAAAACCGGCATGATTACCGCCACACAGGTAGAAGCGGACGACCAGGAGACAATCCGAACGATCAAGAACATCCGTGACGCTCTGGAAGAATGTATCAAGCAGCTATTATATGGATGCAACGTGATGGCAGACCTTTACAGTGCAACACCGCCGGAGCTGTGGGAAAATCTGGAAGAATCAATGGTGTTTAACTTTGGCGATATTACATACAATTACCAAGAGGATGCCGCTAACTGGTGGAAATACAGAATCCAAGGAGATGTCCCGGCGTGGATGTATTATGTGAAGTTCGAGGGCATGAGCGAGGATGAAGCAAGACAAATGATCGAAGAAGCAAAAAAAGAAAACGAGCCGGAAGAGCCGGATCTGTTTAGCAAGGAATAGAGGCGATCTTATGGCAGTATCGACAATGAACATTTTTATCATTTGCGTAACGATTGTTATCTTACAACTTATGAGTTGGAGGAAGTAAGATGCTTACACCTGAGTATTTGCAAGATGCTACGGACGGAGCGGAGAGAATCGCTTCACAGATGCACCGGAACATTATGGATAAGATTATATCCAGAATGATGGCACGTATCGGGAGAGGGGAAGATTATCTTCTCACCGCCACGGATAAGTGGCAAATCATGGTTTTACAAGATGCCGGAGAACTACTGTCGGACATCCAGAAAGAGATTGCAGACAAGACAAAAAAGCAGCTTCCGGAAATCAAAGCAGCTTTTCAAGATGCCGGTATCGAAGCTCTGAAGTGGGACCATGCGATATATGAAGCAGTCGGTCTAAACCCACCGCCACTTATGCAGTCTCCGGCACTGATACGGATTCTTGAAAGAGATTATGCAGCAACCGAGAAAATGTGGCGTAACTTTACAAGGACAACGGCAGAGGAATCGCAGCGCATTTTCATTAACGAAATGGACAACGCATATAGAAATGTGGTATCCGGTGCAGTATCGTATACAGAAGCGGTAAGAGATGTTCTTAACAAAGTAACAGAGAATGGTGTTAAAGTAACATATCCGACACAACGAAAGTTGAGCATAGAAGCAGCCACGATGATGATCGTCCGTACAGGAATTGGACAGGCAGCGGCAGATATTTCCATCAAGCGAATGGAAGAAATGGAATGGGATACCATTCTTGTTTCTGCTCATTTGGGAGCCAGAACGGGTGACGGTGGAATGAATCCAACCAACCATTTGTGGTGGCAAGGCCGTTTCTATTCCAGAACTGGGAAAGACAAGAGATACCAGGATTTTCGTGAAACAACCGGATACGGAACGGGAGAGGGATTGTGTGGATGGAATTGCAGACACTCTTTCGGGGCCGGTGACGGAATCAACAATCCATTCGACATAGACAGCATAAAGAAAGCTGACAACTACAAAGCGGAATCCTTGCAGAAGAGACAGCGGATACTGGAACGCCGGATCAGGAATAGCAAAGGAGATCTGCAAAACATACAGACAGCTATAGACAGTTGCCGAGACGAAAAGCTCAAATTCGAGTTACAGAACAAATACGACAGAAAAGCGGATACACTGGCAAGGCAGAAAAAAGAGTATTCTAAATTCTGCAAAGCGAACGGCATGAAAGAGTATGCAGAACGCTTAAAAGTGGCAAATTGGCATAGATCGGAGTCGGTAAAGGCAATGCAAGGAGCAAAGCGGTATCAGGCAGCTAAAGGAGAATAAATGGAACAGTTAACACAATTTTTGGTGATCTGCAATGCGATCACGGTTATCGGTGGAGCTGTGGCAGTGATATCCACGTGGAAAAAGCACATGGACAGTCCAAGAAAACAGCAAGATAAGAAGATAGAAAATATTGAGGGGAGGATTGGGAATATCGAGGAAAGCATATCGGACATAAACAAAAAGCTCGATAGTGACTATAAATCTATCAGGAACACTAAGGAAGATATGAATTTGCTTATGCGAAGTATGTTCAATCTGATTGAAAACAAGATAACCGGGAATAACATTGAGGGTTTAAAAAAAACACGGGAAGAATTGGTAAATGCAATGACAGACAAGAAAGCGTGATTTATGGTATCATGAAAATATGTTCTTTTACACGTAAAGAAATCGAATACCTAAGAAAAGAATGTAATTTCACGCCCACAGAAATGGAACTCTTTGATCTGCGGAGCATGGACGTACCTCTGGAATTGTGCGCTGAAAAGTTGAATGTGAGCTTATCCACGGCAAAGAGAATAAGCAGACGAATAAATGCAAAGATAATAAGAGTATGTTGATACTTTTGTGATTCTTTCTAAGGACTTTAACGAACTGTTAGAGTTCTTTTTTTATGCGTAAAATTAAGGTATAGAAAACAAGGAGGTGTTTTTGATGAACGGATACGGTCCATATTATATGCCACAAATGCAAAGTCCATATATGCAAGACCAACAGGCATTGCAACAGAGAATAGATCAGCTGTCACAGATGCAGAATCAGTACAAACAGCCGATGCAGACGCAGCAGCCAAACGTAAATTGGATACAGGTGAACGGCGTGGACGGTGCTAGAAACCAGATTGTACAGCCGGGTGGAACATCATGGATGATGGATAACAATGCTCCGAGATTCTATGTGAAGTCAGTAGATAACATGGGTGGAGTGAACTTTAAAGCTTTTGAATTTAAGGAAATTCAGCCGAATGAAGCACCGCAGCCGGTAACTACCGAAATGGATAATCGGTATGTGACAAGAGAAGAGTTCGAGCGTTTTCTGTCGAACATAAAAGCACAGACGGAAGAGAAAGGGGAAATGAAGCATGAGTAATCCGTTGATGGGAATGATCGGAGGAACAAGTGGGAATAACCAGTTCGGAATGATTCAAAAAATGATGGGATTCATGAGGGGCGCACAGAATCCGGGGGCAATGCTACAGAATATGGCGCAGAGCAACCCGAACATCAAAAAGGCTATGGATATGTGCCAAGGAAGAAACCCGAAAGACGTATTTATGGAGATGTGCCAGAAGAACGGAATGAACCCGAATGATATTGTAAACAAATTAAAGTGATATCCGGGCGGAGTGCACACGCCTTGATAAATAAATGTAAAGGAGAACCAACATGAACGATGGTATGAGTACGTTAAGTGCTGCCGATGTAGCAGCGGTAACAAGGAACAACGACAATGGAATGTGGGGCGATGGAGGATGGTTCTGGATCATCATTCTTGCTTTCCTGTTTTGCGGTAACGGATGGGGAAACAACAACGGAGCACAGAACGCTTTTGTCTCTGACGAATTCGTGAAAAGAGATATCTTTAACACAAACCAGAATGTGTCTAACACAGCTTGCGAGACACAGAGAGACGTGTTAGAGAACCGCTATACCACACAGCTCGGATTGCAGAACTTACAGGCACAGCAGGCGCAGTGTTGCTGTAACACGCAGAAAGAGATCTTACAGAGTAGATATGATGCGGCATTACAGGCGCAGGGTATGCAGGCACAGCTTGCACAATGCTGCTGTGATATTAAGGAAAGCATCTTAGCAGATGGACAGGCTACACGCCAGTTAATCCAGGATAACACTATTCAGAACTTGAGAGACAAGCTCGCTGATCGTGACAGAGATTTGCAGACGGCATATTGGCAGATTTCACAGGTATCACAGACCAATAATATTATTGATGCAGTGAGACCGACACCAAAACCGGCTTATATTTCTTGCAGTCCATACTTTGCGTATAACGCATTTGGTAATGGTTGCTGCGCAAGTGGGAATGTGATGTAAGTGAACGATATATCACTACTTGACTTTCTGACAGTATACGGAGTTACTTTGCAGATGGCGAATTTTAACAGCGATCTATCACAGGCGAGTAATTCTGACATCGAAAAACACTTGCACGAGCAAGACAGTAAGTATTTTTTAAAAATAATTGAAAACCAAAACAAAATCATAAGCATGTTGGAAGAATCCATGTCTACAAAAAAGTAGTCTTGCAAATCAAAGGGGTAGGCAGTAGTCTATCCCTTTTTTGAAAGGAGAATTTATATGTTAAATGTAATTGCAAAAGCCGCACAGACAGTTGCGGTAAACCAGAACGTTGTATTTACGAACACAAGAGTAAAAAGCCGCCGTTGTGCTTGCGCTAGTGGATGGCTCAATCACGATGACGGTAGCGGACTTTTTGAAGTAACCAACCGCGGAAATCTCCCAATGGCAGTAGAAGTAGATTTTAACGCCAATGTTTCAGCGGCAGCTGCCGGAGCGACAGCACTTACGATAGAGTTGAACGGCGAAGCAATCGGCGGAACTGAAATGGATTATACAGTTGCAACCGCAGAAGTATACCAGAACGTGAAAGCATCAACACTGATTGCGATACCGTCTGGAAGTAGCTTTACCGTCTCTGTCGGAAACATCAGTGCGACTTCCGTCCTTGTGAAAGATGCAAATATCATCATCAAAAAGCTTGCCTAGAAAGGGGTGAGCTTATGATCGAATTTAAAAGCAAAATGGACGTAAGCACGCCAGAAGAGATTTTTTCGGAGATCAACAACCGGTTTATCGGAGCGATTATGATGCATGGACAATTTGCGGATTACTTTGACTTCTTGGGGTTAAGAGGGTACAAACGTCTGCATGAGTACCAGCATCTAGCAGAAAGCATAGAACGACGAAAGGTATGCAGATATTACATTGACCATCACAATGCGCTCATAAAAGAGGATTTTTCCGGCGAAGTTAATATAATACCGGATGCATGGTACACGGCAAAAAGATTGTCTGTAGGTAAAAGTACCAAACAGAAAGCGGTAGAAGATGGATTCCTCGAATATCACAACTGGGAATCCGAGACAAAATCCGTGTATGAGAAGTACGCGCAAAAGCTCAGAGAAATAGGATCCGTATCAGACGCTATTTTTGTAGAAAAATTGGTGGAAGATGTAAGCGCGGAGTTAAAAACGGTAGAACGGATGATTTCTGATCTGATATCCACGGGATACGACATGGTGTACATCACTGAAAACCAGTCGGAAATACACGAAAAATACAAGAAAAAGTTAAAAGGAATCGAGGTGGAATGAGATGGAAGAAGTAAAAAAGATTCTTAAAAACCAGTTGGATAGGGAGAAAGAATCAATAAAGCGTGAGCTGACACTTTCCAACCTGGATGCAATCTATAAGATAACTGGAACACTTTGCAATATCCATGAACTTGAATGTGCAGAAATGCCGACAGTACTTGCAGAAGCTTCGGAAAATCTGATTAAAAAGTACAGCAATGGAAAATACGACAAGAATATAGATGAATTATACGACAGATACATTCTTGCAAAAGAAGCATACAAAGAGAACGGAGATCAGACGCACCGTGACAAGGTGATGGAATGTGTTGGAAGATTGATGGTAGAGGTTTATGATATGCTTTCCTCTATGGTCATGGATTCTGATTTTGCGGACGAGAGAAAAGAGATTCAAAAACAGATCAGAAAACTCGCAGATATGTAAAATGTGAGTACTACTTTAAACAGAATAATGAGATAAAATAAAATAGGGAATCGGGAGAAAGATTTTTCTTCATTGCGCCTCCTTTCTTTAAGAGACTCGCTAGTGGAAAACTGTATTAAGGAACGGTCGCACGTTCCGGCGAGTTTTGGCGTTATCAAATAACGCCATTTCCTCTCAATGTGATATTGGTATGATTGCTATTTTTCTTTTTTAACCTCACCCTACGAGAAAAGAAAATGGCGAAGAATATAGCTTAACGGTAAAGCACCCGGGCATCCGGGAGAATGGCGGTTCGACTCCGCCTATTCTTTTTTTGGACAGCCGAGTCCTATAAAACGGGAACCATTGGTGAACGGTTACGCACCTATAAATAACCTAATAATGGAAGGAGCTTTTGAATGAAAACAGAAGACTTAAAAGAACAGGGTTTGACTGACGAACAGATCCAGTACGTCATGAAAGAGTACGGGAAAGATGTTAAGAAGTTGCAGAAAGACAATGAAACCTTAACAGCTGATCGGGACAACTGGAAAACAAAAGCAGAAACAGCGGAAGAAACGTTGAAAGGCTTTGACGGAATCGATCCAGAACAGATTCAGAAAGACCTGAAAGAATGGCAGAAGAAAGCAGAAGACGCTGAAAAAGATTACAAAGAAAAGCTTTACGAACGTGATTTTGCGGATGCTCTTGGCAAGGAATTTGAAACCATTAAATTTTCTAGTGAAGCTGCAAAGAAGCAGATTATGAACGATGTAAAAGCAGCCGGTCTTAAATTGCATGATGGAAAGATTCTCGGACTGAATGATCTGATCGCACAGATGAAAGAATCAGACGCATCAGCGTTCGTTGATGAAAATGCAGATAAAGCGAAAGCTGGGGCTGCCAGATTCACAACTCCAAAAACCGGAGCTGGCGCAGGAGCAAGCGGTCATGTATCTATGACAGAGCTTATGCGAATGAAAAACGAAAATCCAAACCTTGATATTTCTTCTTACATTCAGGGCAAAAATGAGTAGATATTTTTTAACCCGAAAAAGTTACGGGTAGAAAGGAAACAACATGGCATTATTTGACCAGAAAAATTTTAATGGCGAGGTTTTTGGTGCGTATGTAGATCAGACCGAGAACCTTAACAGAAATGAACTGTTAAAGTCAGGTGCTATTGTGGAAAAACCGCAGTATGCTTCGCTTCTGCCGGATCAGACAGGTGGAAACTATCTGACCATCCCGATTAAGGCTAGAATCGGCGGAACAGCAAACAACTATGACGGTAACACAAACATTACCGCAGAATCAAGAGAAACCTATACACAGAGTAGAATCGTAGTCGGACGTGCAAACGGTTGGACAGAAAAAGACTTTTCTTCCGACATTACAGGCGAAGACTTTTTACCGGCAGCGCAGGAAATCGCAGAGTATTGGGATGACGTAGACCAAAAAACAATCCTTGCGATTTTGAAAGGTATCTTCTCCATGACAGGAGCCGGAAACGTGGATTTTGTAACAAAACATACTTACGATGTATCGGACAACGCCACAGAGTACGGATTCAAGGAAACCACTCTGAACAACGCAATTCAGAAAGCACTCGGAGACAACAAAGCTAAATTCAGTCTTGCAATTATGCATTCAAAGATCGCGACAGACCTTGAAAACTTGAAACTTCTCGCGTACATGAAGTATACAGACGCACAGGGAATCGAAAGAGATCTGACGCTCGGCACTCTGAATGGTAGAACTGTCCTTGTGGACGACAATATGCCTACAGAGACAGCGAAAGCGAAGTACGTAAAGGCTAAACAGACTGATAAAGACGCACTGGAAGTCGTTGACACAGGAGCTACAAAAGGACAGGTTAATAAAGCAGATGTTTCTACGGATGTTACCGGAGCAAAAGCTGGCGACTACGTTGTTCTTCTTCCGGCTGGCGATGTCTATACAACTTACGTATTCGGTACTGGTGCTATCGAATATACAGATTGTGGTGCAAAAGTACCTTATGAAATGGACAGAAATCCAGAGAAGAACGGTGGAGAAACAACACTGTACTCTCGTCAGAGAAAGTGCTGGTCTCCGGTTGGAATTTCGTTTAAGGACGGAAGTATCATTTCCCCGACTGATGAAGAGCTTGAAAAAGGATCAAACTGGCAGCTTGCACAGAATAACAAGTCTGGTGCAGAAAAGTATTTCCCAATCAAGGCGATCCCGATTGCCAGAATTAAGACCAGAGGTTAGGAGGAACCGGCATGGCATATACAGATTATGCATTTTACAAAAATGAATATCACGGAGATGTTGTGCCGGAAACCGACTTTCCAAAGTATGCAGATCGGGCGAGTGACAGAGTGGATGAAATCACATTTGACCGCCTTGCGGATGGACTCTCGAGCGATTCCAGGGCGAACAAAAAGGTGCAGAAAGCAGTCTGTTCTGTGGCTGAAGCACTCTACCAGATAGACAGCGTCAAAAACGCACTTTTGAACAATCTTGGGACGGTAGAGACCGAAGATGGAAAAGTAACCGGTAAAACGGTATCTTCGGTTACTGCCGGAAGTGAAAGCATTACCTATTCCACGGGAACGAGTGATGCTTCTAAAACAGTCTATGCACAGGCAGCAATGGATAAAAAAGTGGAGAATATTCTGATACGGCAGAGTGCTGGACAGTATTTATACGGAGTTAAAGACGATAAAGGAGAGTACTTATTATATGCTGGTATTTAAATGGCTTAAAATGCTGATGTGCAAACATGAAAAAACAACATATTGCAGAACTTTCCTTGAAAAAATTTCTCCGGGTGAATATAAGACACACCATGTGTGGAAGTGCGAGAAATGCGGGAAAGAAATATATTAAGGAGGGATACCAATGTTCGACAAGACGGTTACAGTATTTAACAAATACGTAAACCAAAAAGACGAAATTTATTGGTATCCCACTGTTATATCTGGATGCCAACTCATAGACGATAAGGCTGCGAACGTGGCGAAAACAGGACTGGAAAACGCCGATGAAGCAAATTTGCACATCAGGTACACCTATAAATTAATTGCGGATATCGGAAAGACGGTCTGCAGAAAAAAGGTTAGCGGAAAGGTTTATGTACCGCCGAAAGAATGGAAAGCACAGACCAATGATAAGCTGGCTGAGACTGTTACATTTTCTGACGGTGATTTCTTCATCGAGGGAGAATACTCGGAAGAGGTTGTAAAAGATTCTGATTACGCAACCCGTGTAGGTGGTGGGTTTTATGACTATCTCAACAAGAAGAGAGACAATGTTTTTCTGATAACCAGTGTCGGGACGTACACGCTGATTCCACATTTTGAGATCGGAGGAAAATAAAATGGCAAGGTTAAAGACGTTTCATTTTCCAAATTATCAAATTGTGCAAGGTGACATAAAAGCTGATATCAGTCTGGAACGTTTTGAAAAGCAGTTCCAGGACGCACAGTATTGGCTTGATGGACAGGTCTTCAATAGCATGATTCCGTTTATGCCATACCGAGATGGAAATATGGCACATGTAGCGCAGATTCAAAGTGCATCCTTGCAAGGATCTGGAAAAGTGATTGCTGCCGGTCCTCCTTATGGACGGTTCCTGTATGAGGGGCTTGTGATGGTAGATCCAGAAACAATGTCGCCGTTCGCGAGAAAGGGAGCGAAGAAAGTTGTAACAGACAGACCACTGCAATTCTCTAAGATCACGAATCCTGATGCAACGGATCATTGGTTCGATGCGGCAAAGGAGAAAGACGGGAAAGCATGGGTGAAAGGGGTGAAACGCATTGCCGGAGGAAAAAAGTAAAGTTAAATACGATGTTGATGGCTATGAGGTTGTAACTTCTGCAATTATGGATCTACTCAATAGCTATCCCGGACTCTTGGCGGATGAGAAAATAAAATTCTCCACAGTAGAAAAGGATTCCGGTATCACGTGCTATCCGGTGAGCGGGGCAGTGATCGCACTGGAAAAGAAATATGTAACCGGTACAGTAGACCAGCTCTGCAACTATCCTTTTTACATTCTATATCGCACGGCGATAGATGCCGGAAATGTAAAAGCAGATATTAAAGAGTTTCTCGACGGACTTGGAAAATGGCTTGAAAAACAGCCGGTTACGATTGATGGAAAGACTTACACCCTCGAAGAGTATCCAGAGCTTACAGAGGGCAGAAAGATTGAAGAAATCACACGTCTTACACCGTCATATCTGGATAATGTAAGCGAAAACAATGTACAAGACTGGGTTATAAGCCTGTCGCTAAAGTACAGAAATAAATTTAAAAGAACTAATTAACCGGATACCGACTGAGGTATTCGCTGACCGCCAAAAGTTAGCGGTAGAAAGGAATAAACATGGCTAAATTAAATCGTGAAGCTATGGCTCACTTCTTAGATTACAGTTTCAAACTGGACGCTACAACGGCAACATGGGAAATCCTTGGTGAAGATATCGAGGAAATGTCTGTGGAGCTGAACCCGGACACTGAAACAAAGCAAACAATTCTTGGAAAAACAAAAGTTACAGACAACGGCTATGAACCGTCTATGTCTGCTGATCCGTTCTATGCAGATCCATCCTCTAAGTTATATCAAAAAATTAGAGATATCGCACTGAAGCGTTTGAAAGGTGACGAATGTAAAACGCTTATGCTTGAAGTTATCGTGGAAGATACGTCAGCTACAAAACACAGAGCATTTGTCCAGGAAGTGCTTGTAAAACCGCAGTCTTACGGCGGTGATACATCTGGTGTAAATTTCCCGTTCGATGTCACAGAAAATGGAACAAGAACAGAAGGAAGCGTTACTGCAGAATCACTTAAAAGCGGAAACCCGGTATTTACAGCCGGTGAAATCGCTACACAGTCATTAGAAAGCAATCACGCACTTTCTTAAATATCATGGTTAAGTAAGCAAAAAACAAGGAGGTTTAAATGAGCAACAAATTTGTAAAAAGCAATGTACAGGGAAACAATATCATCATTGATGATGGTGCAAAGACATACAACATCAAGAATAAGCGCGGTCAGATGCTCGGGAAATTCACTTTCCGACCATCTGACACCAATATTATCGACCGATACAAAGAGGTAGCAAAGTTTTACGAAAGTTACCAGATGCCAGAAGAGACGGGGGATTCGGAAAAGGATGTCGAAAATATCCGCAAAGCTGAAAATGATATTGTGGAGAAGATCAGCTATCTTGTTGATGCAGATGCAAAAGAATCGTTCTTTGGAATCCTCGGAGCTTTCACTGTTCTGGAATCTGGAGAGCTTTTTGTGGAAAATGTGCTTTCTTCCATCGCTACTGTGATCGAACGTGAAATGAACGTCCGCACACAGAAAGTAAAAAAGAGAATGAACAAGTATGTCGCTAAATATCATAATTAGTGGACACATGGAAATTACCCACAACCCTTAGAGTCGGAGGGAAAGACTACGAAATCCGTACAGACTACAGAGCCGTTCTGGATATCCTGATTGCAATGAACGATACCGACATTTACGCCGGAATGAACGAACAGGAAAAGAACACTGAACAGTCTATGACCATGTTGCAAATCATGTACGTGGATTTTGACAGCATCCCTCCGCAACACTGGAAAGAAGCGGCAGAACAGGCTATAGAATTTATCGACTGTGGTTTTTCTAGCGACAACAAACCAAAGCCGAGATTGATGGACTGGAATCAGGATGCTCCAATCTTGATTCCGGCAGTAAATAAAGTAGCCGGTAAAGACATCCGAGCAGAAAAATATATGCACTGGTGGACGTTTCTTGGGTTGTTTATGGAAATCGGAGAAAGCACTTTTGCGACTGTGGTTGGCTTACGCGATAAAAAGAAACGTAGGAAAAAGTTGGAAAATTGGGAACAAGAGTTTTATAAGAACAATAAATCCCTTGTGGATTTAAAAGTGAAACAGATCGAACGGAGCGAAGAGGAAAAAGAAGAGCTTCGGGAGCTGTTCGGGTTAAAAAAGTAACCGGCTATCGATTGGAGATAGTCGCTGACCGCAGAAAAATAGCGGTAGAAAGGAAAAAGTTATGGCTTATGCCGATGGTACTGTCGTTATCGACACAGAAATAAACGCTGATGGCATACAAGCCGGTAGCAAAGATATAGAAGCATCGCTCCGCAATCTTGCGAAAGAAACGAACAATATCGGGGCAACTGCAAAAGCAGCACTGAATAAACAGATAGACGCTTTCGCAAAACTGAACAACGAATATGCCGCACAGGAGCAGAAAGTTGAGAGTTTGCGGAAAAAGGTTGCAGAATATGGCAACCAGAAGATTCCAACAGACGAATATAGGGAAATACAGGCGCAGATTGCAGAAGCCACAGCAAAGCAAAACCGCTTAACAGAAGCAAGGGACCGATACCTTGCAAATGGTGGAAAAACAAGCTCTAACACTTACAAAAAGCAGACCTACGATCTCGAAGAACTTGCAAACACTATTAAATACGCGGAAGGCGAATTAAAAGACCTGGAAGAAAGAGGAAAAGCGTTCACGACCGGAACCGGAACAAAAGAAGCGAAAAAAGACATAGAAAAGCTCGCACAGGCAGAGCGAAAGCTTGCCGATATGAATAATCGGTTAAAAACGACTTATGACGGAATAACCAGTAAAGCAGAAGAGTACGGGAAAAAAGCAGAAAAAGCAAACAATAGGGCAAAAGTTTCTGCAAAGAAAGCATCTGGAGAATTAGACAAAGTTTCCAGGTCATCTGGCAGAGCAAGAATGGGACTCGGGCGAATGCTTGCTATGTCCCTAATGATGAGCGTAGCGTTCCGGGCGTTTTCTGCAATCTTCGGCGGAATCAAGAGCGGATTTGACAATCTCGCACAGTATTCCGGCACGACAAACCAGAGTATCTCAATGCTGTGGTCAAGCCTTGTACGGCTTCAGAACGCACTTGCAACAGCCTTTTCTCCTATCCTTGCCGTAGTAGCACCTATCTTAACGAAATTTATAGATATGTTGTCTACCGCTGCAAGCTATGTAAGTATGTTCTTTTCTTTCCTATCTGGAAAGAGTACATACACAAGGGCGATAGCGGTACAAAAGAATTATGCTGCAAGTCTAGGAGATACGGCATCGGCAGCGAAAGACGCAGCTGACGCTACAGAAGATGCAGCAAAAGCGGCAGAGGACTATCTTTCGCCGTTGGACGATATCAACAAGTTTACCGCTGAAGATTCTTCCTCTAAGTCTCCGTCTAGTGGCAGTGGTGGAGCCGGTGGTGGAGTTGGTGCAACGGGACCGATGTTCGAGGACGTAGCAATCACTGATATTCCTATCCTTGAAAAGCTAAAAGACATTCTTTCGCAAATTTTTAAGCCTTTTAAACAGGCATGGCAGCAAGAGGGAAAAGCTACCATAGATGCGGCGAAACTAGCTTTTAACAACTTAAAAAGCCTTGCGAAGGATGTTGGTAAAAGTATGTTGGAAGTCTGGACAAACGGAACTGGCACACAGCTGTTATCCACTGCATTACAGATTGTACAAGCTATTCTGACCACGATTGGGCGGATAGCCGGAAAGCTCGATGAAGCTTGGAACAAAAACAGTGTAGGAACTGCAATTATACAAGCAATTGCAGATATCTTACAAAAGATACTGGATTTCGTGAACCGTATCGCATGGGCGACAGCAGACTGGGCGGCAAAGCTTGACTTCTATCCTCTTCTGGATTCCATCCGGCAGTTATTGGAGTCGGTCAGTCCGCTTGTGGAGAAGATCGGAAATTTCCTCGGTGATGTATATGAAAAAATCATACTTCCATTTTTGACATGGCTTATTGAAACAGGATTGCCGACAGTAATAGAATGGCTTGGAAAATTCTTTGATTTTCTTTCAGAACATCAATGGATTATTGATTTACTCGGAGCAACCTTACTCGGAGCGTTTGCGGCATCGAAAATAGTTGCTCTTATCACTTCAATAATGGGTGCGATAGAACTTTTGATGTCTATTATTGGAACAAAAGGGTTGATTGGCTTGCTTGGTGGACCATTGGCGGTTGCGATAGCTGCAACTATAGCGATTCTGATACTTCTTGTAACACACTGGGATACCGTGAAAAACACAATGCACACCATAAAAGACTGGATCGCAAATGCGTTTGTTCATGACTGGACAAAAGAGTTCGGATATCTTGGTGGATACCTAAATGCGTGGTTTAAAAATATCAAAAATTTATGGGATGGCATAAAGCAGATATTTAACGGAATCATAACATTTGTAAAGGGTGTATTTACTGGGAATTGGCGACAAGCTTGGGAGGGAGTTAAACAGATATTCGCCGGAGTTTGGAACTCGTTTGCAGCAATTGTAAAAGCTCCTATAAACACGATTATAGCTTTTATAAATAGTTTCCTTTACGCAATCCAGACCATGCAAAACTCTTTCGCAAACGCGCTAAACTCCATGAGTATTAGCTTACCACACTGGCTTGAAAAACTGACTGGTTTTAGTTCGGTCGGATTCAATGTTGGATATTGGAGTGCGCCGATGGTTCCATATCTGGCACAGGGAGCTGTTATCCCACCAAATAAAGAATTTATGGCAGTCCTCGGAGATCAGAAGAGCGGTAATAATATTGAAGCACCGGAAAGCCTTATTCGCCGGATCGTAAGAGAAGAAAGCGGAAATGGTAAGGGCAGCACGTACAATGTAACCGCACAGGTGAACAGAAGAACACTGTTTGATCTGGTTTTGGAAGAGGGAAAAGTGAGAAGAACTGTAACTGGCAGAAACCCGTTTGAGACGGTTTAGGAGGTATGAAATGGCACAAAATCATTTAAAATTTGGAACATACACGCCAACAGATCCAGATTCAGACGGGTATCAGGTATCGCTTGCGACTACCTCATCCAGCAAGTCCGGGAGAACAATGCGAGGAAACATGAAGAATGCGGTGCTGTTCACGGTTGAAGCGTACAATCTTAAATGGACAGACATCGACGCAACGGTAGCAAGTCGCATTTTGAAAGAAGTGATGGGAAAAGACGAATTTGACTTCTACCATTTTAATGTCTACACAGCAAGTTGGGAAACTGGGAAATTCCTTGCTGCAAACTTCAACGCACCGGTGATTAGTTTGGAAGATGGAAAAGAAAAATTAAGTGAATTGAGCTTTCAGGTTACCGGAATAAATCCGGTATTGTAAGGAGAATGGGATGAAAAACGCAAGTGCATTACTTAAAAAGTACATAAAAAAAGGCGGTGCGTTCTATGCCTACGCTGTGGTCACTCTTTCGACCGGAGAAAAGCTCACACTTACATCGGACAGGGATTTCATGATAAGTCCGAACAGTTACACGGAACAGGGCGGAAGTGATGGTTTTCCGCTCGGTGCAGCTGTCTCTAAGACAATCACACTTACGATAGATAATATTGATGAAAGATATTCTAAATATGATTTTTACTATGCAAGAATCGCACTATATACAGAAACACAATATACAGAAGCAGACATTGCTTATCAGACGCTTAGAGACATCAATAACGACGTGATAAAAGACGCTGAAAATGATCCGATTCTTACATTTGAGCCACACATAGAAAAAATGCAAGAGGGTGTATTTACCGTTCTCAATCCGGTTGCAATCGGTGACGTGATCGAGCTGACCGCCTACGATGATATGTGGAAATCGGACAGGACATTCTCCACGCAACTGACTTATCCGACAACCGCGTTGCAACTTTTGCAGGAAGTTTGTACATCTTGCGGAATGGTTCTCGGAAGTCCGACTTTCAGAAACTCGGACTTTTCTATCAGTTCTGCGCCAGGAAAGACAACCGGACGGAAGATCATCGGATATATTGCACAGTTAGCTTGTGGAAATGCAGTGATTCAAAACGGTATGCTTACCATTAAAACGCATGATTTTAGCGCATTTTCCGGCATTACAGATAGTACAAAACCAGAAAGCCTGAAAGAGGATTCTGGATACCACATTTTTGAAGATTTTTCTTCTGATCCAGACATCGACACGGACAACGTGGTAATCACTGGGATCTCCACAGAAGTAGAGAGCGAAACGGGTGGAGAAGCAGAAACGGTAATCAGTGGAACAGATGACTATTGCATCAAGATCACCAATCCATTGATAAAAGGGAAAGAGCAGACGGTAGTAAATTCTATAGGTGCAATTCTTGTAGGTGTGACGCTCCGGAAGTTTAGCGGTGACTTTTTTCCGAATCCGACAGTAGAATTTATGGATTTGGCTTGTGTAGTAGACCGGAAAGACAAGGTGTACCGTACAATCGTAACAACACACGAATTTTCGTATCTCGGTGGATCATCTTTTAAATGCGATATCAATTCTCCAGAAAGACAGGCTGGCGAGTATTACAGCGAAGCAGCGGAAATCTACGATGGCATCAAAAAAGACGTTGCAAGCAATAAGAACAATATATCCAATATGCAGAATGCGATTGAGCTGCTAAACACAACACTCGAAAATGCTGCCGGGATGTATGAAAGCAACGCGAAGCAGCCAGACGGAAGTGTGGTATCTTTCATCCACGATAAGCCAACACTTGCGGAATCGAAAGTGGTCATAAAGGTGACAGCCGAAGCAATCGGCTTGTCGAACGACGGTGGCAAGACCTATCCTTACGGAATCATACTGACAGGTGATTTGATTGCAAGAATCCTTTACACGGTAGGCATCAATGCGGATTATATTATATCCGGTAGAATTTCGTCAAAAACTGGAAAAGTTTTTTTCGACTTAGACAATAACGTTCTTTCGTGCAACAAAATAGTAAGTAGTGAGGATGGAACATCGTCTGATATTACATCGGTTATAGGTGCAAGCTACGTTGGCGGTAGCACTGATACAAGTGGTTATAAAGTACACGGATTGAATACATTCCATCCCGGAATGTCGAGATATGGCATAGTAATACAACCCGGAAACAATGATGAAATTCCAACTATCATAACCGGTGGAGATTCATTTTCTGTAAAAACACAAAGAGACAAAGATTGGGAGATCCGTAGTGGTGGAATACAACTGACAAAAAATGGATATATGTTTTTGGCTGGCGGTTGCAGCGAAAACCTTTTTAGCGATTCGTGGATTGAAAGTAATGCATACAATAACAAATACGGAAATATAATTATTCAACCTAGCTACACAATAAGCGGTTCTACATCTAGATCTAACGGTATGGTAAACATCAATGGACCCGTTAATATGCACAGCTCAAATGTGAGTATTTCCGGAGGTCTGACTGTTAGTGGCTCGAAAAACAGAGCAGTCGATACTGAAAGCTACGGGAAAAGGCTTTTAAATTGTTACGAAACACCATCACCAATGTTTGGAGACGTTGGTGATGGAATAACGGATAATAGTGGAAAATGCTATATAAATATAGACCCCATATTTTTAGAAACAATTGCAAGCGGTTGCAAATATCAAGTTTTCCTACAGAAAAACGGAGAAGGTGATATATGGGTCGAGGAACGATGTCAAACATACTTTATTGTCAAAGGCACTGCAAATTTAAAATTTTCATGGGAAATCAAGGCGTTACAGAAAGAATATGAGTACGAAAGGATAAATCAGTATAGCGTAGAAGAGGACAATGTAATTGATTATGGAGATATCGGAGCAATGATGTATCAAAAGTATTTGGAAGAAATGCAAGTGGAGGTATAGAAATGAAGATACTGACGAGTTATACAAAGTTCACGACAGGCGAGGGAGAAAGAGTTACGTTTACATATTCAGAAGTGTCTGACAAAGGAGAACTCATAAGCCAAAACAATAGAGGAAACTTTATTGCTATTGATAGCGAACTTTTGAAACACATAGAAGCTGTTGACAAATATATCAGCAACAACTATCTCAAGGAGGACTAATCATGGCGAAATGGGATGAATACGGCTTAAAAATCGGCACGTCTGCTAGAGATGAAGTCTTGATACTGGATTCCGACACAAACACTAACAAGCGCATCACGGTTGGGGATATCCAGGAATTTGTAAACGGCAAGATGCTCGAAAAAGAAAACGCCACGCTGAACACCGAAGCAAAAACCTTGATCGGCGCGATTAACGAAGTGGATGCTAAAAACGATGCTCTCGAAAAGGATAAAAAAGCCATAGAAGCTGCTCTGGAAAATGAAAAAAATGAACGGATTGCGGCTGACTCCAAGGAAAAATCAGAGAGGCAGTCTGAAATTGATGTTGAGCGCAAGAGAATCAATAATGTTTATTCAAATAAGCTTGTGACTTTGGATGAAATCGACCTCGTAACAGAAGAAGGATTCTTCGTAGATGCACTGGCAGTTAAAGAACTAAATAGCAAACTAATTGTAAAAATTAACAATGCCGGTGCACATAATTCGATTTACCGTGGTAAATTCTTAGGAAATGCAGTAACACCAACTCAATACGACTCTATAAAAGCTGGTACATTCGAGGATTTGTACATCGGTGACTACTGGACTATCGGCGGTATCAACTACCGCATTGCGGCGTTCGATTACTACCTCAACAGTGGTGATACGAGCTGTACTACCCACCATGTAAGTATTGTGCCGGACACTTGCCTGTACAACGCACAAATGCACAACACCAGCTCCGACGGTTACGAAGGTGATGCGGCAAAAACTACGACTGGCGGTTATGTCGGCTCCGATATGTACAAGAGCAATCTCGAACAGGCTAAGACCACTATCAAGAGTGCGTTCAGCGATCATGTTCTGAAACACAGAATCTATCTGACGAACGCTGTTGCGAATGGTCGAGCTTCCGGTGGCGCATGGTGCGATTCCGAAGTTGACCTTATGTGCGAGCAGATGGTCTACGGCAGTGGTATTTTCTCCCCTGTTTCTGACGGTAGCAATAACCCGGCTAACTACCGTGTAGAGAAATCCCAGTTGCCGTTATTCCAGCACGAGCCGAGCCGTATTTGCAACCGTAATAACTGGTGGTTGAGAGACGTTATTACCGCTTCCAGTTTCGCAAGTGTCCACGGCAACGGTAGTGCGAACTACTACAACGCTTCCCATTCTAATGGCGTTCGCCCGGCTTTCTGTATATCTTAAATCCGCACATTACTGTGACGTGAAATACAAGGAAGTAAACCAATTGCCATACTAAAAAAGAAAGGAATCTGCTATGAATATACTTTTTTTAGACCAGAAAGAACCAGTTGAAGGAAAAGTAGTTAAACAAGATGATTCACATATTTTAATTGAGGGGGTAGAGAAAAACACTTCTGGGTTTCGACTACTTACAGAGAAAGGATATGTTTTTGGTAAGTATGAAGATTATACAACTCTGTATAAGGATACGGAAACGGGATACATTCTTTCTAATGATGGGAGCGTATATGTAGAACCAGAACGTGGAAAAACTCGCTAATAATATGGAAAACATGGCGAATGAGCAGATGAGACAAGGGAAACGCCTTGAAGCCTTAGAGGGAAGAGACGGAGATATGTGGAGAACGGTTGTCAAATATGTGCTGACAACAATCCTTGGACTCGTCATCGGAGTTGTGGCAATGCAAATTGGACTTAAATAAAAGGAGAGTGAAACTATGGAACAGATTTTAAACTATGTAAAACCAGAACTGGTCGTTGTTGCGATTGTACTGTATTTTGTCGGGGTAGGTCTGAAAAACACGGAAACAGTGGCAGACAAGTATATCCCGGCAATCCTCGGAATGCTCGGTATTGTGATTTGCGGTATCTACGTGGTAGCGACTTGCGACCTTAAAGGTACACAAAATATTGCAATGGCTATTTTTACGGCAATTGTACAAGGAATTTTAGTGGCTGGACTTAGTAATTATGTGAACCAGTTGATTAAGCAGATGAATAAGGACGAATAGATACATACAGACGGAGCTATTTGTTGACCGCCAAAAGTTAGCGGTAGAAAGGAAATGTTATGGCATTAAACGGAATTGATATTGCAAGTTATCAGACAGGAATAGACCTCAATGTAGTACCGTGCGATTTTGTGATCGTAAAGGCAACAGAGGGAACAGGCTACGTGAACCCGGATTTCACAAGAGCTTACGCACAGGCTAAGAACGCCGGGAAATGTCTTGGTATCTACCATTATGCGAATGGTGGAGATTACCAGAAAGAAGCAGATTACTTCCTTGATAGAATCGGAAATCGTGTAGGTGAAGCGATTCTCTGCCTTGACTGGGAGGGGAAGAACAACCCGGCATTCGGTAGTTCAGATTTTGCATGGTGCAAGAGCTGGCTTGACTATGTATACCAGAAAACAGGCGTGCGTCCGCTCCTATACTGTTCGCAGTCTGTAGCCTATAGATTTTCTAATATCGGCAATTACGGACTCTGGATTGCACAGTACGCAGACATGAACCAGACAGGCTATCAGGACAAGCCTTGGAACGAGGGAGCTTATACTTGCGCTATCCGTCAGTATAGCTCTTGTGGCAGACTGAATGGATGGGGTGGCAACCTTGATCTGGATAAATTCTATGGCGACAAGGACGCATGGAACAAATACGCCGGAAAAGGAAACACAACCAAACCGGCAGAAACACCGAAACCGACAGCGAACACTCCGAGCGGATCCACGCTCGATCTGGTTGTTGGAGTCATGCAAGGAAAGTACGGTGATGGTGACAACCGCAAGAACGCCCTCGGAACACGGTATAATGAAGTCCAGAGCTTCATCAACCATATTTACTCAGCATCCGTAGATACACTGGTGAATGAAACAAAATCCGGCAAATACGGAAACGGTGATGTAAGAAAGCTTGTCCTCGGCAACCGGTACACGGAAGTGCAGAACAAGATCAACGCCGGAGTAGCGCAGTATTACACGGTACAGTCCGGTGATACGCTCTCTGGCATTGCATCCAGGTACGGCACGTCCTACCAGAAGATTGCGCAGCTTAACGGAATCAGCAATCCGAATCTGATCTATGCAGGACAGAGATTAAGGGTAAAATAGGCATAAAGAAAGACGGGTGGAATGATCTGCCCGTCTTTTAAACTCTATTTATTTATCGCAAATTCGATGTCTTTTAAGCTCCAGAATCCCGGAGAAACTTTGATTTCAAATTTCTTAAAATCTGTAGGTACTTGATAAACAATAACACCATTCATTTTCTTTCCAGCTGCTACACTTCCGTCAAGCTGGCCCTGATCTTTGGCTTCTGGTGCTTGCAATCCAATAATGTCTTGATTTAATGAATAATCGTCACAGTATGCTTCAAAGCAAGTCACAGAGCTGATGTTAATGTCACTTTTTGAATTGTTCTGGATGTCAAAATTTAAAATCAAAAACTCTTTCCCGTCATCCGGCTTGATGATGTCAGTTCCGGCTGATTCTGTTGCAGACACAAGCGTGATTGTTATGTCTTTAGATTCAACTGAATCACCGACTGCAAATACTTTCTGCTCCTCTTCTTTTTCCTCTGTGTCGTCTTTTTTTGCTTCTGTGCTTACGGCTGTTTCAACTTTCTTTGGTTTATCGTCACTTCCTCCGCCTATTGCTGATCCAATTGCTCCGATTGCTAAAACAGCAACTACGGCAACAAGACAACCTGATTTTTTTGCCATATTCTTTTCCTCCCTCTGGCGTTCCTCTTCGCCATTTAGTATATCTTTCATTATAATCTTGGTGGAAAATAAGTCAATAGGGTAAAAGATGAATATTATCTACTTTTTGTGAATATATTAAAACAGACGGGCGATTATGCCCGTCCTGTTATCCGGCGAAAACACTTTTTAAATATTCTTTCAAGACCTTTCTTTGGTCTGGCGAAAGTTCAAGGTATTTCGCAATGATATTTTTGTCAACCTCATCAAGATTGAACTCTTCGGCAATTTCATCAACAACACTTGTTGGTGTGCCGTAGAACGTATCACCGATACCCTCAGTGAGCCATGAATAATTCACGTGAAATTCTCTACAGATAGATTTTATCGTCTGTTCAGTTAGATTCCGTTCGTTCTTTTCCATTTTGGAAATTGCCGTATTTGAAACGCCTATACGCTTTCCGAATTCTTCCTGACTCATCTTAAAACACCTACGTAATTCGCGTAAGCGATCACTTGTTGACATTTCTGATACCTCCTTTCTGTTAAGTATGTAATTATAATACCTCTATAAATCCCCTATGTCAATAAAAATAGCTTAAAATATTGACAAATTAGACAAAGGGGAATAAAATATAGACATAGGACATATAAAAAGAGAGGTGAGAACATGACGGACACATTAGAAGAGAAGAAAGACGATGCAAAAGAGTTGGTTGACATTTTGGCAAGAATCCCGGAAGAAAGAAAACGTGAAGCAATCGGGATAATAAAAGGGTTTGCGCTTTGCGCAGAAAAAGAACAATAGGAGGATACCACATGAATGAGATTTTAACAATTAACTATGAATCGGAGAATCCGACAGTATCAGCTAGGGATTTACATGAAGTCCTTGGAATCAGAGAGAGGTTCAGCTTATGGTTTTCAAGGTATGCAGATGTATTTGAAAAAGGTACAGATTACGAAAGCGTAGGCAAACCTACGGTTGCAAATAATGGTGCAAAAAGGGTTATTGATGATTATTTATTGTCAACAGATATGGCAAAACATATTTCTATGATGACAAAAACCGAAAAAGGGAAAATCATGCGCCAGTATTTCATTGACTTGGAGAAAGCATGGAACACACCGGAACAGATCTTTGCAAGGGCGTTGAAAATGGCAGATAAGACCATAGAATCACTTAAAAAGGATAATGCTGTTCTGATCGAGGATAACGAGCGCATGAAGCCGAAAGAAATCTTTGCAGACGCAGTATCAGCAAGCAACACGTCTATCCTTATTGGAGATCTGGCGAAGATTCTAAAACAGAACGGTGTGAACACAGGACAGAAACGTCTTTTTGAATGGCTCAGAGATAACGGGTACTTGATTAAGAGCGGAAACAGTAGGAATATGCCTACGCAGAGGTCAATGGAGTTGAAGCTGTTTGAAGTTAAGGAAACAACGGTTGCAAATCCAGACGGAAGTGTCAGGGTAACAAAGACAACAAAAGTGACTGGTAAAGGACAGATGTACTTTATAAATAAACTAGTTCCTCAAAAAGTGGCATAAAGAAAGACGGGTGGAATAATCTGCCCGTCTTTTTCTTTAATGCAATATTTTTTCCTGTTCTTCCTGACGTTCTTGCTTTACCATATAAGCGTTACACTCTTTGGCAAAAGCTTCTACGTTAAAAGGAGCTTTTTTCTTTTTTGGAATGATCTTAGGAATAGGTTTTCTTTCCTCTGTGTATATGGTATCGTCTTCAAAGTCACTTTCCTCTGCATAAGGTATATTATTATTATGATCTTCGGGATCATCTGCAATATCTTGTTCTATTTCTTCGTCAGCTTCCTCTTCAAATTCAAGATAGTGGGACTTTACGTATAAGACAGAAAGCTTTTTGACGATAAAGACAATTATGTCAAACGGTATTATCCATAACACGAAAAATAGCAAATCGTAAATAAGCCATGCACCAGTTGTTACCCTTACGCCGTCCAACTCTGCAAAACGGGATATAGGCACAAAAATGACAAGCATTATAACGGAAACAATTGGAAATAGAAAATGAACAATATCAAATTTTCTGTCCCAGTGATTCAAAATGTATGTGGCGAAGTCATCCGAAAAGAACCGGAACGAGCTTGCTGAAGACGTTTCCGGTTCTTTCTCATTTACATATTCGTAAGAAGATGGCAAATCATACCCGTAGTCAGTAACTTCTCTGTTCCGTTTTTCTTCTTTCTTTTCCTTGTGCTTCTGAATTTGTTCTTGAATCCATTCTGTTTGACGGTCGGCGCTTTCCCTCATCAGCTCCCTGTTATATTGCCGTTTGACTTTCTTGTACCGCTTTTTCTGTAATTTTCTGCGTTTCTTCTCATATTTCCGGTGCATCAAAGACCGGATTAGATAATATTCTACCGGTGTCATATTCCACCGTCCTCCCTCCGTTGTTAATACCTACATCAATTATACGCTAAAATGTCGATAAAAAAAGCATTTTCTGTACTTTTTTAGCCATTTTTCGCATATAAATAAGAACATAATATAAAAGAGAGGAAAAATAAGGAGGGAAGATTGCACTAATTGACAAAATAGAACGTATGTTCTATAATTTTTGTATCGCTACTGTATCGTGTGGGTTCCTGGAGGTATTGCTATGGAAGAAGAAAAGAAAAAAGAAGAACTGATAAAAATGATTGAAAGCATAGAAAATGCAGATACAATCAAGTATCTGCATACATTCATAAAAACTTTTTTGAAAGAGTGGGGTTAATCCTCACTTTTTCTTTTTAGCATCGAATCAACCATATCAATAATGATCTTACGATCTCTTTCGTTTAGCAAGCTAATCTTTTTCAGAAGTTTTACATCCTGTTCTGCAAGATTTTCAGACGGTGAGTTTAACTTTTCCATCGGAACATCAAATCCCATAAGCCACATTGGTTCAACATTTAATATTTTTCCCATTTTTCCGCTGCTTATGTTTGACGGTGCGTGCATCCCACTTAGATACTGGCTGATAGAAGCTTTTGCGACTCCGCTTTTGTCGGCTAATTCTTGCGGCTTCATATTATTAGTATCTAAAGCTCTTCTTAGTCGTTTGGCGGTGAGTTCATTCTTCATTTGCATACCTCCTTTCAACTATATGGTAGCATAACGAAGTTAAACTTTCAAGTCGAAAAGTTTAATTATTTTAAACTAAAGGGTTGACAAAATAGTTAAACGGTGTTAAACTTTAGTCAGAAGCAAACGAAAGGAGGAATTTAAATGCCTTACACTTACAACAAGCTTAGAGGTAGAATCGTTGAGAAGTACGGATCGCAGTCCGCTTTTGCTGATAAACTCGGAAGAAGTCAGGTGAGCGTATCGAGGAAATTACAGTGCAAGACTGAGTTCTCACAGGAAGATATGAATGTGTGGGCTGGATTACTTGACATTGATCTGAGTGAATATGGGGCATATTTTTTTACCTAAAAAGTTTAACGATGTTAAACTTTCATAACAAGGAGGTGACAACATGAAGCCCAAATTTGCACTTGTGCAGATAGGAAAAACCACAAACGTTTTTATTGATGGAAAATACATCACAAACGGCATAGAAGACTTAACATATCATGCTAGAAATGAAAATGGAGAGCTTTGCCCGACTTTAGAGTTGAAAATCAATGTTCAGAATTTTTCTTTTGACGGTGGTATTGCACTAGATCAATTTATTGAAACGCTGAACAGAAAGAAAAAAATCCTGAGTGAAGTTGCTGAAGTAGTAAGTAGCAAAAACACTCAGGAAAGTGATTAAGGAAGAAGATCTTCTGAAATTTCTATATATCCATTAACACTATTTGTTTTTCGGATACAGTGATTTTCAGTTAATTCTTCTATTGCAGAATCATGATTTGGGAAATCCATATAAGAAAAATAATAAAATTTATTTTCTTTTGTGTCTTTGTAAATATCCAAAAGATATTTCAAGAAATTTTCTGCATTGTTACTTAATACCATAAAAAACGCTCCTTTCGTAATACTCGGCATTGCAGTGCCTGTATGAATAGTATAGGAAAGTTTTTGTGAAAAGACAATATCACATCTGCATTAGAAAGGAAGTGAGTACATGAGCGAAAAGGAAAAAAAGATCGTTGAAAAGATCAAAAAGGCTATGCCGAATTTATCCGAATTTGACAAGGGTTACTTTCTCGGAAAGGTAGAAAGTCTGGCAGATGAAGCCGATCGGAAAGCAGAGAATAAGACAGAATCGAAGACGTAGACATCAGTTTAGGAGGTAATGATATGGAAAGGAGTTATGTTTATGCACAAATATAATTATATAGAAATAGGGAATCGTATACGGTCAGAACGAAAAAAATGGGAGTATCTCAAGCCGAACTTCTTGGCAATATCAAAGATAAGGGGAAACCTACTTGCGGCAGGAATATATTGTCACAATTAGAAAATGGAGATGAAACCGCTTTTAATGGAATAAGCATGGAAAAAATGATTGCACTCTGCGAGGAATTTGATTGTAGCATCAGTTATTTACTCGGAGAATAATCCTGCAAGAATGGAGAGTATACCACAGAAAGGAAGTGGTTTGGCAACAACAAAAAAATTACAAAGGAGAAAAGATGGCACTGGAAATTATCAAAGACCTAAAAGTAAAGAACAGTATGCTAACAGCAATCAATATCCTGTTGCTGGTATTACTGATCTTAAAGTAAGGAGGTAGAGAGATGAAGAAAAAGAGGAAACAGCTCAACAGGGAGCTTGATGAAACCCTCGGAGCTGTAGTATCCGCGTTATTCCCGATCCTATTCACCATCTTTTTAGTTGGGTGGTGGGTAGCTTTTGGATACTAAGAGAGTGCGAACCAGCAAGCTTGACGGCGTGATAGCTGAATTTAACAGCTTTGATTTGAAAGACGAGAAAGCCAGATATTACAGAAATTACGCCGTTAAATACATCGAACTTTTAGCGGACAGATTGGATGACCTGGAAGTTAAGAGCATTAAAAAGCGCCCTTGCCGGACGGATCCGGTCAAGGACACAACAAAAAAGACAATTAAATTATAACACGAAAAGGGAGGGAAAAGCAATGATGGTTGTCGGAGAAAATACGGTGAGTATTTCTACCATCGAATATGAAGCACTGGTTGAAAGCCGGGTGAAGCTCTGCATTGTTGATCGACTGGTAAGAAATGAGAAAGAAGTTTTCATAGATGGAGAAGCTATCCGGGCAGTGCTTGGAATCGAAAAAAAGAAAAAGGTGTTCGGAAATGATTGCGGGATACGATGAATGGAAAACCGCACTTCCAGACGAACCAAAGCCGGTAGCGTATTGTGATATCTGCGGTGAGCCATTATACGAGGGAGATTACATCACAGATATTTGCGGAGAAAACTGGTGTGACGAATGTCTGAATGGAGATTTAAGGAGGATGTTATGAGCGAAATCCCATTAAGGAAAAAGCTGAGCGAAATTCAGCAAAAAATAAAAGCTCCGAAGAATTTGTATAATTCTTTCGGCAAATACAATTATCGGAACGCTGAAAGCATTCTGGAAGCGTTTAAGCCGTTTGAAAAAGAGTACAACGTATTTCTTGTTATTGCAGACGATATCGTTTCTGTAGGAGACAGAATCTATGTAAAAGCTACGGCGTGTTTACATGATTGCGACACGGAAGAGAATGTATCCGTTACTGCATTTGCAAGAGAAGCATCCGAGAAAAAAGGTATGGACGAATCGCAGATCACAGGAACGGCATCCAGTTATGCGAGAAAATATGCACTAAACGGACTTTTTCTTCTTGATGATACAAAGGATGCTGATACGGATGAATACGCAAACCAGAAGAAAGCCGTAGAGAAGGAAACGGCAGAGCAGAAAAAACGGATCGCTCTGAAAAAGAAAGTGATTGACGATATCTGTTCTAAACATAAGTTAGATGCAAAGCTTATCTGTTCCGGCAATGGTTATGATTACGACAAAATGACGGAAACGCAGCTCGAAAACATGATTGCGAGCTTAAAAAAGAAATTCGGTGATGACTGATGGAGTTCACCGGGAAATTGTTAGATCTGATGATAGATCTGTTCAGTAGAAAGCAAAAGATAGTCTTAACTGTAAACGAGGATGCAAGACAGGCGTTCGAAGAATTGAAAGACTGTGATCTGGTAGACATCGTGATTAAGAAGCACAAGAAGAAGAGAAGCCTTGACGCTAACGCTTATTACTGGGTATTAGTAACGAAGCTCGCTAAAGCGCTTAATAGCTCGAATCCAGAGATTCACAACCATCTTCTAAGAATGTATGGAGAACCGGAATTATTTGACGGAAAAGCCGTATATACAACGATTCCAGACACGGAAGAAGCAGAGAAGAAAGTGAATACCTCTATGGACTACCACTTAGCACCTACTACACAAGTGCGACAGGGAAATGACGGTGTGATGTATAGAACATACAGAATGATTCGAGGAAGTCACACGTACAACACGGAAGAAATGTCCAGACTGATTAACGGACTTGTGGAGAGCTGCAAAGAAGCCGGAATACCGGACAGAGAGATAGCATCCACGGAAGAGAGAAGAATACTGAAAGAGAGGTACGGGGTAGATGTCTAAGAAGTTGTGGAGCATATTCACGGACGACATGGATCACTGTATGTACACAGGGTTCTACGGTGTGGAAAGACACCATATCTTCTCCCACACCCATACAGAACGGATGCTTTGCGAGAAATACGGATTTATAGCACCGTTAAGACCAGACTTGCATCCGAACGGCGTACACGCCGGAAAAGAAGCATCCAAGATAGACAAGGATCTGCGGAAGAGATGCAGAGAGTACTATCTGGAGCACTATGGAACGATAGAGGACTTCCGAAAGGAGTTTTTCTATACATCGTAACTTGTTAACCGCTCATGCGAAAATAATATATCACACGCAACTAGCATGAATGGATTCATCCTCCGGGAAACCGGAGGGGAAAGGAGAACGATGAACGCAGAAGAATACTTCGAGAAAATACCGGACGGACATGGAAAAGCTATGGCACGTCCTTACAATCCGGCAACCGACCGGAGATTAAGGGACATGATCGCCAAAGCCAATCAGAACGGCGACTGTATTATCAATAACGGAAATGGTATTTTCCGTCCAGTTCCCGGCGATCCAGAAGATGAAAGACAGTTTGCACAGTATCTTAGAAAAGAATTGGCAAGAGCCAGAGCAATACTATACAAACGAATGAAAATGAAAGAAGCGTTCAAAGGTTGGAAGAATGGAATACTTTTTAAGGATTAACGGCAAGCTTGACAATCTGAATGATTACACATCCGCTTGCCGGACAAACCCGTATAAAGGAGCACAGATGAAAAGAAAGAATGAAGCAAAAGTTATAGCAGCCATTCTGGAACAGCTGAAACGCCTTAGAATCAAGAAACCAGTGTACATGGTGTATGACTGGTACGAACCGAATAAAAGGAGGGATTTGGACAATATAAGCTCTTTCGGGCGCAAGGTGATACAAGATGCGCTAGTAGAAACGAAAGTGCTTGCGAATGACAGCTGGCGTGACATCGTAGGGTTTCAGGACAATTTCTACATTGACACCAAAAACCCACGAATAGAGGTAACTATAAAGGAGATAGAGAAATGAGAGATAGCTTCGTATTCTACCGATCTTTCGCAGAATCGGTGAAAAATCTCCCTCCTGAAGAATACAAAAAGGTAACGCAGTCCATATTAGATTATGCGTTGGACGGTAAGGAGCCGGAACAGTCCGGTATTGAATACACGGTATTTTGTCTGGTAAAACCTCAGATCGATGCGAATAATAAGCGATATGAGAACGGTAGAAAAGGTGGCAGACCAAAACCAAGTGATAACCAAGAGTTAACCAAGGTCGAACCAAACAATAACCAAACAATAACCAAACCAAAACCAAACAATAACCAAACCATAACCACTCACGAACCTAATGTAAATGTAAATGATAATGTAAATGCTAAAAAAAAGAAAGACACTAGCGTGTCTAAAGAAAAAGCGTCCCGCTTTATCCCACCCACCATTGAAGATATAAAAGCATACTGTGAGGAAAAGGGATACAAGATTGACTATGATCGTTTTATTGACTATTACACCTCAAACGGGTGGATGGTTGGGAAAAACAGAATGAAAGACTGGCGTGCCTGTGTGAGAAACTGGGCGAGAAAGGATTCATCTGGATGTGCCGAGTATCCTGCGAAAGTCTCAAAATTCCGTAATTTCCAAGAACGCAGCTACGACATGGACAAGCTTACTAGAGAGCTACTCGGAGGATAAAAGCATGAACAGGTACGAAAGAACGATCAGGATGCTAAATGACGGATATAGCGTGGCAGAAATATCCAGTGAATTGAAGCAGAGTGAATCGACAACATACAGGTACATAAGCATTTGCCGAAACGAAAAAGAGTCGAGCTTCACGGTACAACGGCATGATCCAAAAGAGCTAGAAAGGTTCGTGAAACGCGGAATGCGAACGAGCCAGATCGCAAAGATCTACGGTGTGTCAAAATGCACGGTGTCTAACTGGTGCAGAAGAGACGGGATCCCGACACCGACAGAGTGGAAACAGCAACGGTTACAAGGATTTAATGCAGACAGGCATCTGTGTAAGACGTGCAAATACCGCATGAAAGACAAGCTCATGAAAATCCGTGGAGCGAGGTGCAATTATATCGGAGTGACCGGAGAAAGCCGTAAATGTGACGCTTGCATCTGCGACAAATACGTTTTGGAAAAATCTAAAAAGAGAAAAAGAAAATCAGAAATCTAGGAGGGCAAAATGGAGGAAAAAATAAAGAGCTATAAGGGATTTAACAAGGACATGACTTGCCGTAATTTCCAGTATGAAGAGGGAAAAGAGTACGAAACAGAGGATGCGAAAGCGTGTGATTATGGATTCCATGCTTGTGAATATCCGTTGGATTGCCTTAGATATTATAATCCGGCACAGAGCGTATACCATGAAGTTGAGCAGAGCGGAAAGCTGTCCAGAAAAGGCGATGACAGCAAGGCGGCATCTACAAAAATCAAGATCGGAGTAGAAATTTCGATTGCCGGAATGGTAAAAGCAGCCATTGAATATATCAGAGAACGGGCAAAAGAAAGCGAAGATGCGCATAACACTGGCAACTATGGAGCATCTTCCAACACTGGCAACTATGGAGCATCTTCCAACACTGGCAACTATGGAGCATCTTCCAACACTGGCGACTATGGGGCATCTTCCAACACTGGCGACTATGGGGCATCTTCCAACACTGGCAACCGTGGAGCATCTTCCAACACTGGCGACTATGGGGCATCTTCCAACACTGGCGACTATGGGGCATCTTCCAACACTGGCAACCGTGGGGCATCTTCCAACACTGGCTACCGTGGAGCATCTTCCAACACTGGCAACTATGGAGCATCTTCCAACACTGGCTACCGTGGAGCATCTTCCAACACTGGCGACTATGGGGCATCTTCCAACACTGGCAATTGTGGGGCATCTTCCAACACTGGCTACCGTGGGGCTGCCGAAGCAAACCACCCGAACAGCGTAGCTGTTGCGTGGGGACCGGAGTCGAAAGCAAAAGGAGTAAAAGGAGCAACGCTTGTATTTGCAGAATGGGAAAGCAACGGTGGAGTTTGTTGGGAAGAAGAAACATGGACGTTTAAGGGATCTATGATGGTACGTGTAGATGGAGAAAGGATCAAGGAAGACGCATGGTATACGATGCGGAGCGGAGAGATTGTGGAAGCAGAAAGAGAGGAAAGATGATGAAATATAAAGTTGGCGATAAAGTAAGAATCAGGAAAGATTTAGTGACGGGAGGGAGTTACGGCTGCTCCGTTGCTGTAGACGATATGACAGATATGGCTGGAAGCGTTGTAACAATTGAAAGCGTTGGTAGCATCGGTTATTACATCGAAGAAGATCCGGACGGCTACTGTTGGACAGACGAAATGTTTGAACCAGTAGAAGAAATGAGCGTGGAAGAAGCAATTGAGATTCTTGCGGAGCTATGCATGAAGCAATATACATGTGATGAATGCCCGATTCGATGTATAGATAGACAAAAAAAATGCGTTAGTATTAGAAGAGAAAATCCAACAAAGGTGGTCAAGGTTCTTGAACAGTGGAAAGCAGAACATGAGAAAAAACCGATTGAGACGGAACTTGCTTGCGTTGTTCGAGTGATTGAAGATACGGGCAAAGCGAAAAGATGTGTATACGAGGAAGATGTCACGGAAGAAAAAGGTGAAAAAATTAGTATTGTAATGAAAAGGATTCTGGAAGAATACTGCAAAGAGCATGAGGGAAAATTCTTTACAGTGTACGAAGAAATCTGTCGGGTAAAGGAGTAGTCATGAACACAGGAGAAAAGATAGATTACATGATTCAGTGCTTGAAAGTCGCAAAAGCTGAGTATGAATATTCCGCGGACTATCTGGCGAATGAACCGGATGGATCGGAAGAGTATGAATCATGGTGGGCGTATCTGGAAAGGCATAGACAGCCGAACAAGGCACTGATTAGGGATAATCTTAGGGATGTTGCTAGGATGGGATTCCTGGTAGCGAATGAGGTGAAGTGATGATGACAGGTAGAGAATTAAGTGAAAAGCTGATTTACATCGGCATGGAAAGAAATATCAGACGGTTGGCGTTGGAGAAAAAACTGGCTACAGCAGAAGAAATTGCTGTAATGTCAGAAATTGAAGTATGCGACTTAATTGTGGAGGAATATACAGTTGTATATTCTGAACCAGAAGAAATTGGTCTCGTAGCGAACATCGAAATTGATGAATACAACAAGTTATTAAATCGTATTTGCCGGTAAATGAGGTGAAATGATGATTAGAAAAATGATAGAAGAAATTATTGAAAAGTATTATCGGGAAGACGGTGAATACTATTCAAGAGATCGTGAAGATGAAAGCGGAAACGATTTGGAGATGGATGAAGAAATTAAATCCGCACTGGAAGAAAAAGGAATTCAGTTCAAGGTTGAATTTGAATATGGATTTTATTCGCCGGGTTACGACAATGATTTTCTGGCTATTGCATGGATAGAAGCGGATGGTACTTTGGAACTTAAAACCGTACTGTTAGAAAGTATGTAAATTACAGAAAGGAGTTGGAGCTCCGGCCGGGCAAAGATATATCGGCTCCTTTCGAGAAGATGAAACAAAGAAAAAAACTTAAATGTAACTCTGGAAGTAGGCAAGATTGGGGGATGTGAGAGTGAAATTTATAGACT